ACGGCACCGTGAAGGGCCTTGCGGACGAGGTCAAGAAGCTGGCCGAAAACGAAGAGACGGCGTTCCTCTTCGAGAAAGCTGCTGCGGGCGGCTTCAAGGGTGCAAAGCCCGCCGAGAAGGGCGACCCTCCCGGCATCAACGGCATGACCCTTGAGCGTCTGCGCGGCATGAGCGCCACCGAACGACACACCTACTCCCTCAACCATCCTGAGGAGTACCGGGCTCTTTACAACGGAGGTGTTACCTGATGCCCAACAAACCCTACGATAATTTCTTTCTCGCCAATGAGATCGAAGACCAGTACAACTCCCACCTCGACCTTGTGCAGTTCTGCAC